ATCCCCGCCTACGTCAAGCGACCCGCCGGTATGCCGTGGGCGAGCGAGAATGCGCGGAATGACTTCATCCAGGGTATGCGCGCCTACCGCAAGGGCGGCGGCAAGGACGGCGGATGGCCCCTGCTCGAGGACGGCATGGAGATCGTCACGGTCGACGCATTCAAGCCCGTCGACATGGCCGACCTCGATGCGCGCGACCGTATCGGCATCGCCGTGTGCAACGCCTACCACATCTCGCCCGAGAACGTCGGCATCCGCACCGGCAACAAGTCGAGCGTGGAGGCCTACAAGGACCAGCTTTGGAATGTCGAGCTGTCCCCGTATGTCGTTCAGCTCGAGCAGCAGCTGAATCATGTCATCCCTAAGGCGGTCGGCGAGGAGGACGTCTTCATCCTCGCGAACATGGATGCGCAGCTGCGGGGTACCCCCAGCGAACAATACAAGGCGTTGAGTACGGCGACCGGTCGACCGTTCATGTCACTGAACGAGGGCCGACGCAAACTCAACCTTCCCGCCAAGGATGACGGCGACGAGGTGATCGTCCCGCTCAACGTCACCCAAGGCGGTCAGCCGTCCCCGCAGGACGGCGGTACTACCCAGAACGCCCAGACGGGCGCGAGCCCGAACGGGAGGTAACAAGATGAGCAAGCTCGATTTCCTCAATTTCGAGGTAAAGGCCGTCCCCGAGGAGGAGGGCGTGTTCGAGGGCTACGCCTCCACGTGGGAGCGCGACCTTATCGACGACGAGATCACCAAGGGCGCATACGCCGAGACGCTTTCCGCCGACTACCCCGACGGCGGCGCGGGAATCCCGCTCTACTGGGGCCACAACTACGATTCCCCGCTCAACTGCATCGGCGAGTCCCTTTCCGCGTGCGAGGACGAGAAGGGCCTGAACGTCAAGTTCAAGTTCGACCTCGACACGAATGAGGGCAAGAAGGCGTACGGCCTGCTCAAGCGCGGCCTCGTGCACCAGATGTCGGTCGGATTCCTCGCACAGAAGACCGCTTGGGTCAAGGACGAGGGTGATCAGTGGTCGCACCGCCGCATCGAGAAGGTCAAGCTCTTCGAGGTCTCCGTGGTGCCCATCGCCTGCAACCAGCAGGCCGAGGTCACCGACGTCAAGAGCGGTCGCGCCATCTCCAAGGACAACGAGTCCCTCATCCAGCAGGCCGTCCAGTGCCTGCAGGATGTGCTCAAGAATGTCGGCTCCGATGACGATTCCGATGAGGACGAGTCCGAGGAGACCGACGAGAAGGCTCATGCACTTGCCGAGCGCAAGTCTGAGATAGAGAAAATCGCCGAATACCTCGGCGGAGCAGTCACCGATTAGGAGGACAAACATGCGCATTAAGGAGCGTATCGCCGCCGAGAAGAAGGCGGCGCAGGACATCCTCGCCAAGGGCGAGGAGAACCTCACCGATGAGGAGTTCGAGCAGCTGAAGCAGCACGTCTCCGAGGCAAAGAAGCTCGAGGAGCGCGCCGCCCTGCTCAAGGACGGTGCCGAGATCCTCGACAACGCCGCCGAGGGCAAGAATCCCGAGCAGAAGAAGGAGGAGAACGCCGTGACCGCCAAGAGCATCGGCGAGCATTTCGCCAACGAGTTGAAGGCCAAGGGCCTCGACGTCGCCCAGGCGAAGACCATCAACTTCGAGACCTCCGAGTTCAACGTCAAGGACGCTACCGATGTGAACCTCACCGGTGGCCCCACCGGCTCCAACGCCCCGTACCTCACCGAGCTCGACACCCCCGTGTTCGCTCCGCGCCAGGACCTGCTCATCGTCAACCTGTTCGGCACCGGCACCATGGGCGGCCAGGTGCTGAAGTACCCGGTCTACGGCAAGCTCGAGGGCAAGCCCGGCGAGACCGCCGAGGGCGCAGCCGCCGCGCACACCCACTTCCCCGACCCCACCTGGGAGAACGATTCCCTCCACACCATCACGGACCTGTGGGAGATCACCGACGACATGATCGACGACCTGCCCTATGTCGTGTCCGAGATCAACGACCACAACGACTACGAGTTCGACCTGGTCAAGGAGGACAAGATCTGGAACGGCGACGGCACCAGCGACAACATCAAGGGCCTTGTCGCTCGAATCCCGACCGACTCCGTCATCGACAACACCAGCACCGAGCCGCTCGAGGACCGTATCTTCACGGCAGTCACGATGATCAAGAAGAACGTCAACCGCACGGCTGACGGCCTTGTCATCAACCCCGAGGACTACAAGACCCTGCGCCTGAAGCGCGACAAGAACGGCCAGTACTACGGCGGCGGCTTCTTCCTGCCGCCCTACAACGGCACCGGCACCCTCGTCATCCAGCAGACCCCGTGGGGCCTGCCGACCGTGGTCACCCCGACCCAGGCGAAGGGCAACTGCGTGGTCGGCGCATTCAAGACCGGCAAGGTCCTCTCCCGCGGCGCGCGCACGCTGAAGACCAGCGACTCCCATAAGGAGAACTTCGGCTCCGGCATCACTGCCTTCCGCCTGAAGGAGCGCTGCACGCTGCAGGTCAAGTACCCGTACGCCTTCGTCAAGGTGTCCACGGACGAGACCAAGGTCGTCGCACAGTCCGACGATTCCGGCATCGAGGTCCAGTCCGACGAGCCTGTGGCCGATACCGAGACCGCCAAGACCGCCAAGACCGCCAAGGCAACGAAATAGCCTCGGCTGACTGATTGGAAGGGGGCATCATGACCGAATCTTTCCTCGGCGACCATACCGACTACAGCGGGCTCGATGCCCCCATGTTCAACGCCGCCGCCGTGAGCGCCATCCGCGGCTACTGCGGGTGGCACATCGCGCCGTCGATGGAGCTGTCCGGCAAGGTCGGCTCCGCTGGCGGCAGGATCATCCGCATCCCCGCGCTCAACGTGACCGAGGTCACGAAGCTCGCGTTGACCGATGGCACCGACCTTCTGGGCGGTGCCCAGTGGAACGCGGCGGGCCTTGTCGAGCTCGCTGCGCCCGTAGCGCCGTGCCTGAGCGCCATCGAGTACACCGTCATCGCCGGATTCAACCCGGAAGACGTGCCAGACCTCATCGCGGTCGCGCTTCAGGTCTCCCGCCGAGCGGCGAGCGCACCCGCGGGCACCGTGCGCTCCCAGAGCGTCAACGGCGCTTCGGTGAGCTACGCATTCAGCGGGTCCGGCGCGACTTCCATCCAGCTCATGCAGGACGAGCGCGAGATTCTCGACAGGTACAGGATTGCGAGGCTCCCGTGAGCGGCTCTGATTTCGGCGGCTTCGGTCGACCGCTCAAGCGCCTCCGCGCACCCCTCGTGGAAGACCCGTACAACCCCGCGCGTACCGTGCAGGATTGGGATGGCGAGGTCGATGAGCTTATGTTTAACGGCTTCATCGCCACGGCATCCTCGGTCATGACGCCAGATGGCGCACGCGAGCAGGCGGTAACAGCCGTCACGCTCACGGTTGCCGACGCCACGGTCGATATCAGGCGCGGCGACAGAATTAAGGACGGTGCGCACGTCTACACGGTGGATGTCGTCCCGTCCGTCGATGCCAACCCGTTCACGGGCTGGCAACCGACCCTCGAGGTCGGCCTTCAGGAGGTGGAGGGCTGATGCCTGCAGCAGGCCAGACGAAAGTCAAGTTCAACGATAAGTTCTTCGATGACATTCTCCACAGCGCGGGCGTTGAGAACATGTGCCTGTCCAAGGCTCAGCAGGCGCTTGCCAACATCCGCGCGACCGCGCCCGTGGATACAGGTGCGTACCGCGACGGATTCCGCATCGAGGTCCACAAGTCGGCGCACCGAAACAGCTATCGCGTGGTCGGTCACGACTGGAAGACGATTTTGCTCGAATCCAAGGGCGGCTATCTCGCCCGAGCCCTGAAAGCGGTGAAGTAGATGCAGACGGTGGTTCCCCCCGATCTGGAGATGTTCCTCTGCGGGTATCTCCGCGCCGTCCTCGGCACGAAAATCGAGGTCGACAACCGCGAGCCGTCAGACTTCGACGGCGGCACGCCCTATTGCGTGGTGCGCGACGATGGGGGCCAGAAGACCGGTCTCACCACCTTCGACCGCTCGGTCGGCATCTCCATTTATGCGGGGAACCGCCAGAGCACACTACAGGCTGGTGAGCTTGCCAGACGTGCCTTCGCCGCGCTCACATCGCCGACTATCGCCTACGAGAAGGGGTCTCCCATCGCGGCGGTCATCGATGACGGATGCAACGGCCCGTACCGAGTGACGGACCAGCACGATTCGAGCAAGTGCTACATGACGGTCGAGTATTCGGTCGTCGGTGCAATTGAGGATTAAGGTTAGGGCTTTGCCCTGGAAAGGAGCCTGCAATGGCTAAAGACAAGCAGGGTAACGACCTCGCAAACGTAGGTGTGCCCATAACCGGTGCGATCTGCATCGTCCCGTACTCTGAGGACAACGTCATCACGCGCACCATGATCGGCAAGAAGAACGCCACCCCGAAGCTCCCGGAGGTCTACGCGCGCGGCACCGCATGCCTCGGCCTCATCACCAGCGACGGCGCGCCGCAGGATTCCACCGAGTCTGGCGACGCCATCGAGTTCTGGCAGCAGGGTTACATGCTCAACGGCGAGACGACCATCTCCACGGCCTTCACCATCGCCGAGGACACTGACCTCGCGCGAGAGTTCTGCTTCGGCGAGAAGCCCGACGCCGACGGCGTCATCGCGGTCGATACCTTCACGCCCGACACCAAGTGGATGGCGTACGAGGAGATCACCTACAAGAACGGCAACGTCGACCGTCGCGCCGGTGTAATCCAGGTGACCGCAAACGAGCCGGGTCAGGCCGAGCGCGGCTCCGTTTTCGGTCGAGCCGTCACCGTCAAGTGGGTGCGCGACGACCTGTACGAGGGCAAGGCATTCATCGAGGCGCATTGCACGCCCGCCGATGCCACGGCGACCGAATCTTCTGCCACAACCGGCAAGAACTCCTAAGCGAAACACAGCTTTCCCTTCTCTTGTTGGGCATCGCGCTTCGGCGCGGTGCCCTTTTTTATCGGGGGACCCCAGCCGAACAATGTCCATGTCGTAAGAGGCCATTCGAGAGAAGGGAAAGTCGAGATGGCTGAAGAGAAAGAGTTCGAGCCGACCATCGAGGACTTCGAGAACTGGACCGAGGAGAAGGAGCAAGCCGAGTTCGAGCGCATCGCCGATGCGAACAAGGTCATGTATGTGATCGGCGACAACACGCTGTTCGTCCGCACGTCCGCCGGCAACGTCTACCGCCTACCCATGTGCCCGAGCTACGCCGAGGTGGCTGCAATCCAGAGCGGTACGGATAACGATGCCCTCGAGCACCTTTGCACGCTCATCGAGGGCGGCAAGGGCGGCGCCGATGCCGTCGAGCGCTTCAAGGCCGAGCCGCTCCAGACGATGGTCAAGATCCTCGAGGTCTTCGGCGAGAAGTTGGCCAAGGCCCAGGGAGCGACCCTGGGGGAATAGCCCGCTTCATCGCCGAGCTGAAGGAGCACGAGGACGCCGCGAGGGCAGATTTCGCGGCTAGGGGATGGAGCCTGCAGACCGACCTCGGAAGCAGGCTCCGCTATGCGGATGCGATCGCCCTGTTTAGGGCGCTCTCGGGAGACCCCGCGACCTCAACAGGTGCGCACGTGGCAGGTCTCAAGTATCCGACCAGCTTCGCCGACATGTTCATCGTGGCGGCGCTGACGCAGAACAAGTTCCCGTCTCCCATCCCGACCGAGGAAGAGCAGTTTCGCGCTGCTTCCTTCAAGGCCTCTGGCGATGAAGCGCAGAAGGCGGCAGAGAACATGGCGCCGCTGTTCGCTTCGCTTTACGAGTAACGAGATCGGGGGAAATCGCGCATGTCATCTGAGGTCGGTTCCGCACACATTTCGATTTTCCCCGTGATGACGGGCTTCCGCTCCAAGGTCAACAAAGAGGTAAGGTCGACCGGCGACGAAGCCAGCAATTCATTCAAAAGCGCATTCAGGAACGCCGGCGGAATCAGTGGCCGGCAGCTCGGAAAGCAGCTGAAGGAGTCCTTCGCCGCATCGTCCAAGGGGCTCGCGGACGATGCCCTCAAGGTCTTCACCGATGATGTCAAAGCCGCCACCAACGAGCTGAGCAAGGCCCGCATGAAGCAGGCGGACGATGCCGGGCGCGTCCGCGTGGCGGAGATGAGGCTGCAGGATGCCATCGCCAAGTACGGCGAGGGCTCCACGCAGGCGGTCGCCGCAGAGGAGCGCCTGGCATCCGCACGCCGTAAATCCGAGCAGAGCGCCGCCGCCGTGAAGGCCGCGACCGAGAAGCTGAATAATGCCAACGAGTCCGCCGCCAAGGCGCAGCAGGAGTTGGCCCAATATACGAACCAGTCGTCCAACGCCTTCGCCAGCGCCGCCAGGAACTTCCTTGCCGGCGCCAAGTCGCTGGACGCAGGCAAGAGCTCCGCTACCGGTATGGCCGGCGCTCTGGGTTCCCTCGTCCGCGCCGCATCCGGTATCGACATGTGGGGGCCGATCGCGGCAAAGGCGACAGCCGGTCTCGCCAAGATAAAGGCTTCCATCGGCGAGTTCGCCAGCAACGCCAAGAACAAGATGCAGATTGCCGCAGCCGAGATCGGAAACGCCATCTCGGACGGCCTGTCACGCGCCGGAAGCAAGGTGCAGACGGTCGTCGGCAATATCGCGTCTAGGCTCCCGCAGCCGATTAAAAGCGTCTGCTCGACGGCGCACACGTGGTTCTCCAATGTCGAGACAGCCGCCAAATCCGCATTCGATAAACTGCCGGATTTCGCCAAGACCGGCATCGAGGGCGCGAAAAGCGCCGTCTCCGCCGGCATGTCCGCAATCGGCAAAATCTGCTCTTCCGCAGCCAACGCATTTAAGGGCATCTCCACCGCCATCGTCGGCGTGGGTGCCGGTGCCACCGTCATGCTTGGCAAGCTCGCCGTGACCGGCGGCTTTAATCGCGCCCTCAGCATCGAGGATGCGCGTGCGAAGCTGAAGGGTCTCGGACACGATGCAGGCAGCATCGACGAGATCATGAACAACGCCCTGGCTTCGGTCAAGGGTACCGCCTACGGTCTTGGAGACGCGGCGACCACGGCATCACAGCTCGTGGCGTCCGGTGTCAAGCAGGGCGAGCAGCTCACGAGCGTCCTCAAGACGGTCGGCGATTCCGCGCAGATCTCAGGCCGAGACTTCACGGAGATGGGCTCCATCTTCTCCAAGGTGGCTGCTTCAAATAAGCTCCAGGGCGAGCAGGTCAACCAGATCCTCGACTCCGGCATCCCCATCCTGCAATTCCTCGCCAAGCACTACGGCATCACCGCCGAGGAGGCCCAGAAGATGGTGTCCTCCGGCAAGGTCGACTTCGAGAACTTCGCAGCCGCCATGCAGGAGAACCTTGGCGGCGCGGCGCAGTCCGCTGGCGGCACCTTCAAGGGCGCGATGGCTAACGTCAAGGCCGCGCTGAGCCGTCTCGGCGAGAAGGCCATGACCCCCGTCCTGAACGGCCTGCGCGACATCTTTAATGCCGCTATTCCGCTTGTGGACGCCGTCACGACCAAGCTGACCCCCGTTTTCGAGCAGTGGGGAGACCTGGTCTCCAACACCATCGCACCGATGGTCGTCGATGCTTTCGAGAAGATTACGTCCGTGCTCAACGGTGACAGCTTTTCGGGCTTTTCCAGCGGCATCATGGCGACAATCCCATTGGTCGGCTCCCTAGTCGCCGCCATGGGAGGCACCGGGCTTCTCGGCACCATCGGCGAGCTTCTCGTCAACATTCCCATGGTCGGCCCGGCCCTAAAAGGCCTCGTGGGGGATTCCGCGCTTCTCGGCAACGCGCTTAAGCTGCTCGGAGGTCCCGTCGGTATCGTGCTGTCGCTCCTCACCGGCTTGGTGATGATCAGCCCCAAGCTGCAACAGACGCTCGCGCAGGTTGCCGAGACGGCCGGCTCCGCGCTCATGGGCGCGGTGTCCACGCTCGTCCCCGTGCTGCAGGACATCTTCGACAAGTGCACTCAGGCGGCATCAGAGATATTCCCGGTGCTTGTTGAGTGCATGGGCCAGATCTTCGAGACGCTCGGTACCGTGATCGCCCAGCTCGCCCCCGTGGCAGCTGAAATCCTGCAGCCTTTGCTCGATTGCATCTCCCAGCTCATCGAGCCGCTGACCAACATCCTGACGGTCATCCTGCCGCCGCTGACCAGCCTGCTTGACGGCCTGATCGTTTTGGTCGGTAGCGTCCTGTCGTTTGTCGGCCAGCTGGTCGCGGGAATCGAGTCGCTGCTGCTGCCCATCATCACGGCGGTCATCCAAGGCATTTCGGATCTGTTGACCAAGTGCAGCCCGTGGCTCGACCAGCTCGGCTCAACCTTTGAGACTGTCATGGACCTCATCGGCGATGCGCTTGAGGTGGTCGGTGGCGCACTCAACCAATTCATGGCGGTCGCGGGTTCCGTTATCGGGCAGGTCGTCCAGTTTTTGGTCAGCACGCTCGAGCCCGCCTTTGCCGCGATGGCTCCGTTCATCTCGGGAATCGTCGCATCCGTCAACCAGGTGATCAGCTCGATTGCGCAGATCGTGCAGGGCGTGGTCAATCTGGTCGCCGGGCTGATTTCCGGTAATTGGTCGCAGGTCTGGCAGAGCTGCCAGCAAATCGCCAGCGGCGCGGTCGGTGCGCTCGGCGGCATCCTGAGCGGTATCTACAACGCCGCGATGGCTGCGGTCTCGGGTGCTGGCACATGGCTTTGGAACGCAGGTAGCCAGATCATCGCCGGTCTCTGGAACGGCATCTCGGGTGCCATCGGTGGCCTTTACAGCAACATCAAGAACGCGCTGTCCGGTCTGGTCGACCAGGCTATGAGTGCACTCGGCATCCACTCGCCCTCGCGCGTCTTCCGCGACAAGGTCGGTAAGTTCATCCCGTCCGGCATCGGCGTCGGTATCAAGCGGAACACCCCAGCGCTGCTCTCCGATGCCGACAAGATGACCGATGCCCTCGTCGACCGCGTGAGCGGCGCATCCGCGGCTGTTGACGTGGCTGCTGGTATGTCGCTCGCGTCTGGCGCAAACGGCGCTCATGGGGCATCTGGTGGCTCTGGCGGGCTGTCTGTCGAGGACATTGTCTACGCAATCGTCACGGCACTCAGCAAGATCGGTGCGCTCAAGCTCGATATCGACCTCAAGACGCTCGCCATGCTGCTCGCGCCTTCTATCGACTCTGAGCTCGGCAAGCGCGACGCAATGGAGGTCTAAATGGCAGATTCTAGGCTGGGTATCTACTCGCGCAATAGGATGTTCGTCGATGACGGCACGGTCACCGTGAACGGCATCAGGCTCGGCGATATGGGCTGGTACCTGACCGCCGCGCCTGAAGTCGACTCCATTTCGTTCGACACGTCCTACACGTCCGTCACCGGGGCCCATGGCTCCCGTGACCTTTCGCTGACGGACGGCAGCGGTCTCGCCTATGCCGGTAGGCGCACGGTGACGCTCCACCTACGCACGGTCGGCACGTGGCAGGAGGCCGTCAAGTCCAAGGTCGCGCTCGGCTCCATCGTCGGTCGCGAGGCCCGTATCACGTGGCGTGCGCTCCCCGGTGATTTTGTCGGCAGGCTCAAATCGTCCAACCCTAGCGAGGTCTGGCAGGGCGGCGTGTTCGCCTACTACGAAATCGACCTGACGATGAGCGCCATGCCCATGCTGTACGGCAGGAAAACGGCGGTGAGCGGTACTAAATTGACCGTGAGCGGCAATTGCCGGGTGTTTCCGACGTTCACCGTCAAGCTCAAGGCCGAGAAGAAGCTGAAGATTTCCCGCGCGGACGGCGTGTTCATCGAGGTCGATGCCGAGAGGAACTTTGCTGCCGGTGCCACCGCCGTCATCGAGACCTCGCCGACCAAATCGCGCGGCGTGTACATCAATGGCGTCTTGACCTGCCCGACGCTCACATCGGATTTCTTCGACCTGCCAGTAGGGGACTCGACCATCACAGTGGTCGGTGCAAGCAGCGTCACGACATCATTTGAGCCGCTCTGGCTCATCCCCTAGGAGACGGTCAGATGTCCAAGAGATTCATCCATTTCAACCGGTTCGGCGCATACCTCGGCGAGCTCACGCCGATGCAGGCCACGCGCACGCGCAACGTCGACCAATGTGGCGTGGACAAGGTTGAGCTCGTCTTGCTGGACAACGGCGTCGACAAGTACGACCGCATCGTGTTCTGCGATTCCATGGGGCGCACGTGCGAGTGGATCGTCATGTCCTCGCGTGAGTCGAGGGCGAAGAGCGTGCCTGTCTGCACCGTCAACTGCTACGGCTCCATGCAGGAGCTCTCGCGCCACTTCATGCCGACTCTCCGCCGCGGCTCTGGCGACACGCCTGCGCAGGCGCTCGCCAAAGCATTGGATGGCACCAGATGGTCAGTCGGTCAGTGCGATGAGGGCAGCGGCGAATACAGCGTCTACCACCAGTCCTCGCTGGCTTCCGTCAAAGATATAGCCGAAGCCTACAAGATGGAGGTCGAGCCGGTAATCCAGCTGTCAGCTGATGGCAACTCAATCGCCAAGCGCTCGGTCAGTCTTGTCAAGCGCCTAGGCCGCGCCAGCACCGCACTGCGCCTCGATTACGGCAGCGGTCTGTCCGGTATCGACCGTGTGCTGTCCTCAGATGACGTGGTGACGCGCCTGTACTGCTACGGCAAGGGCGTGCAGACCACGGATGACGAAGGCAACGAGACTGGCGGTTACTCGCGCAAGATCACATTCGCCGACATCAACGGCGGCAAGGAATATATCCAGGATGATTCTCTGCTCGAGGTCTGGGGCGTGCCCGGTCCCGACGGGTCGCTCATGCACACCGAGGGCATCTTCGAGGACGGCGACTGTGAGGACAAGGCGACACTTCTCGCCGAGGGTAGGGCGGCGCTCGCCGAGCGCTCGAAGCCCATCGTGAGCTATGAGGGCATGGTCGAGGCCCTCGGTCGCGCGGGATTCGATGCCAACGCCTGCGACCTCGGCGACAACCTCCAGATGGTCGATACGACATTCCCCAAGCCGCTGCGCCTGAGCGGTCGCGTGCTGGAAATCGTGGAAGACCTGCTCGGTGACGGCTCGCCGTCCACCGTGAAGGTCGGCAACGTCATCGAGGGTATCGTCAAGCGCTCCGATCGCGTGCAGCAGACAATCGACCGCCTGACCGGCAGCGCCGGCAGCTGGGACAGCGCCGCC